GACAACCTAAAGCATAACCTCTGTCTCCATCTGTCGGGACAGTTGCTCCGGTTGCTCGCATAACATCACTGTCTGCGTCGTCATCATAGGGACCGTCTTCTGTGTCATCAGTTTCAAGTTCGTTTATTCCACCAATTATAATATCGTCACCGGAATCAGTTACAATAGTATAGTCTGCTCCGGAAGGTGCGGCCTTAACAATGAATTTGAAATTTAGTCCGGCAGCGGGAGCTGGAAGAGTGGTTGCGAATTCAGTATCATCATTTAAGAACAGCACTTTTCCGCTATCTGCGGCTGTTAACCTCCTAAAACGGGATTGAAGTCAGCTGAAGTAGCTGAGCCTTCATTTACGTAAAGAACCGTTTCAGTTCCTCCGTCAGTTTGAACAAAAAGACAACCTAAAGCATAACCTCTGTCTCCATCTGTCGGGACAGTTGCTCCGGTTGCTCGCATAACATCACTGTCTGCGTCATATTCCAATACTTTTACAGTGGGAGTTCCTATTGTTTGAGTTTCGCCTCCCAATTTAATTGCTCTGTTAAGAACTTTAGCCATATTTTTTTTGTGCTTAATTAATTAGCAGTCTTAGGGAGGGGTTTCCCCCTCCACTAAGCCCTTACCTAAGTAGATTAAAAGTCAGAACTATTGACTTTAACATCCACTAATCGTCTGTCTCCATCATCAAAGGTTTTTAAACCATAGACAATGTAATTAACGATGTCGTTTCCGATGTATCCAGTTCGGTCTTTAATCAGCATATTCGGTGATTTTTGAACGACTAAGTCAATAGGTCGTCCTTGTCCGAATAATAGATGTTGGATTTGCAAGTCAGTTGTCCAGATATCAGCAGCAGCTGTGAAAGTTTCAGAAACTGCTACATAACCCTTACCTTCGGCTTTCAATGTCATATAAGTACCTCCGTCGGTAGCGGTAATGTTTTTCAGCAATGCTTGGTCAGCGGCTGACAAGGCTACAAAACCTGCGTTTGTGTCTTCTGAAACTGTAGTTCCAGGCGTGTTAATCGCTGCGACTAAACTGTCAAGCGTTTTTTCAGCATTGGAACAGATATGGATATTTCCGGCAGTTGATCCTAGATCATCAACAAAAGTAAATGTTACTCCATTGATAGTGAGAGTGTCGGTATCGGTTGGCTTTGTTCCAAATTCCAATCTTCCACTCCAGCCGGTCGCATTGGATTTATATAGGTCAAAGCCCATATATTTACCAACGTGTCCGTTTACTCCAGTTTTATCGCCTAAAACAGATTCCTTTCCTTCTAATTTTTCCAAAAGAAGCTGATAAAAATGAGGGGATATTGCCGCCCATCTCTTTTCATCTTCGTAATTATCAACTACTTCCAGTTTTCTACCGGCAACTGTAAAGGGTTTGATTATATTGGAGGTTGTTAATACTATACCATCTCCGCTAGTGCCGCCTAATTCAGAATCATCAATGGTGTGGTCGGCTTGGTCATATTCGCCAAGAACGTCGCCATCAATTTGTTGATTAAGTTTAACTGCACATCTCTTTGCCATCTTCTCACGAGTCGGATAATGTGACTGCCAGTGGTCAATGTCTTTTCAATTTTGTTACTACTCTTTCGAGCGGGCAAATCATCTCTGATTGCCTCTCTATGTCTCCATAGAGTTCGGACTATATCACCACCCTCAATATTCTCAAGGGGCTTCGCGTTTAGTCTCTGAGGCTCCCTTTCGGTTGCCTGCTGATTGTCTCTATTGCTTAAATTTTTACTGCCTAAGCGAGTATCAAGCACTTAACGAGAGTTTCCAGCATATAGCGAAGTTATTCGACGCTTGTTACCAAGCGAAGACACAAAAGTTTATGTAAAAGGTTGCTTCCTTCTCTTGGTCAACCGACAAAGACTCATCAGTTGATGTAATGTCTTGCCTCGTATAAGAACCTTCAGAACCTAGAGTATTTACCGTCACATCAGACATATATGGTCTGTGAGCGGTATCTCCTTTTTTAAGGTCTGATTCAAGTCTGAAATTCGCAATATTGGAATATACTCTGACTTTTTCAGCCATATCCTGATAATCGCGACTCCAGACCTCTTTTAATGAGGCATCTATGCTATTTGCCATTATTTTTATTTAAGTTGATTAGAACACCTAATCAAGCGTAATTGCCTTGCCTTCACGATAAGAATGCTTTTTAAGAAATTCTTTGTATTTAGCATATTCTTTATCGCTTAACTTGGAAATCTGATTAGGCGTTATTTTCGCAAAATCTATTTCTCCATCCCCGATTATGTTTGAGGGATTTTTGATTTTAGACTTTGCCGCCTTTTCCTCTTTTTGAGCTTCAAAACGAGCTTTAGCTTCTAATTGCCAACCTTTCTTGCTTTCGTAATAGTTGAAAGGGTCAACACCTAATTCTTTGGCTTCTTTTTCAACATCATCCCATACGGTTTCCGCCTCTGGGACTTCTTTAAAATAGAGCCTCTTAATTACAGTGTTTGATTTAGGAGATTCTTTCTCCTTGTTTCGCCCCTTGTCGGCAACAGCTTTTTCAAGGTTCTTGAGGGAATCTTTCCAATCATCTAGTGATTTGAAGTTTTTGCCTGTCTCCTTGTTTACTCGGGCAAGAAACGTGTCTTCTGACACTTCTTGCTTTGAAGCGTCTTCTGAATCGTCTCCGTCTTGAGGTTTAGGCGAGTTTTCTTCCTCATTTAAGAGGTCGTTATTCTCGGCTTCCTCATTCTGGTTTAAGTCTTCTTTGGACATATTGAGTTTTTAAGGTTTATTATTTCCACTCTCGACTAAGAGCAGAAAGATAAATCTTATTCTAATTCATTTTTAATTTCCTCTAAGGGCTTTGAGGCCATCAATGAAGCTACCCCTAATACTCCAATATCTCCCATTACCTCACCTTTGATTTTGCCAAAATTCTTAGCTAATTCCCTAGTGTCAGTAGCTTCTTTTATTTTTTGGTCAAGCATTTCCATAATGTATTTATAGGCTCTTGATTTGCGGAAAGCGGACATAGCAGCTTCATAAGCCTCTTCTTCTCGTTTGGCTCTTTCTTTTTCTAAGTCTTCTCTTTTGGCTTCGGCAAGGTCTTTTAATATTGGTTCAATCATATTGCGGTAGGCACTTGCCCAGGAACACTCTCGGGGACTTCTGGAGCTTGTTGCTGTGAAGCTTGTTGCTGTTGCATTGCCTCGATTAAAGCTTGTTTTTCTTTCTCGGTTTTTTTAAATCTTTTGCCACTTAAATTCATTAAATCAAGAATGGCTTCTTCTAATTGTTCTGCAGATAGGGAGCTGTTAGGATTAACTAGGGCTTCTTGTCGTAAATACATTAATTCCTTTATTTTGGAAATTTTATCAAAACTTTCGTTGTTTACATAAAAAGCAATGTTAAATTCAGCGTCTTTAATTACATCTTTTTTCATTTGAGCGAATCTAATTCCTCCCATCTTATTTCTATCTTGCCTAATAGCTTCTTTTATTCTTTCCAATTCTTCCTCAGGAAAATCAGAACGCCAGCCATATTCTCGGAGTATATAATTTTTTGCTTCCGGATTATTTTGCAAAGCTTTGGTTATGCGGTCTTTAGCTAGATTATCAATATAGCTTTCTTCCAGTTCTTCAAGGTCTCTCGGGTCTCCTTCAATCTTCGCCCATTCTTCTAGGGTTATGTCATCTAATATAGATTTAAGTTCAAATTTTCTGAAATATCTCGCCCATAAGAGGGATTGCTGTTCAATAACTACATCATAAGTAGTTTTAGCTACTTGTTGGTTAATAACGGCGGTGGGAGCTGGCATACTAGCTGGTAGTTGTTCTCCTGTTCCTTGTGCCGTAACCCCCACCATCATTCTAGCTAATTCATACAATTTATCCGCTGTCTGCAAAAATTCGCCTATTAAGTTTCCAAAATTCAGTCTCTGTAAAGTCTCATCATTCTTAATGGCTACTACTCCGCCATATTCTAAGGAATTCAAAGCATCTTGGGTTAATGATTTGCCTTTTCCTACAGCTGTCCTGTTTAAAACCGTTACGCCCTTATGATTCAGCTCGTCAAATCTCATCTTGTTGTTCATATTGCGGTTGTAGGCTTTCTGAAGTGGTCGGCAAACCTCCATAACTCCAACTCCCATCCAACGTCCCTGTAAGGTAATAAATCTTTGCTCGTCATAAGGATAGATAGGTTCTTCGTCTTCATTTTTACCAATATAACCTTGTTCTCTTAGTTGTTTGAGTTGTTTTTTGGAACGGATTTTCTCTTTTTCAGGAGTAGCGTATCTCTCTAATTCTATATATGGGCTCCAGGAATCAACTGAATTGTCGGAATCTTCCTCTAAAAGACTTCGGTCAAGATATACAATGCAACCTTTGGTAAATTTTTTCCCGCCATTTACTTCAAAATCGTCCATTGTCCACAACTCATACACGGTAAAATATGTTTTATTTTCCTTTTCAAGTTTTTCTTTAAGTGTCTCGATGTCATCCCAATGGGCTTTCCAGTTATTTTTGTTGGCTAAAACCTCGTCCCACGTCATAAACACTCTTTCGCATATACCGCTTTCCTGAATATCCATTACGTGTGGAGGTCTAACAACATTCCTTAAATCAACTATTTTGGTTTCATTATTGACCTTTTTGACAATCACGTGTCCCATATCCACCAACTCATCCCGCACCTGATTAAACTTCTCTCCCCAATCCTGGACTTTTAACTGGTGTCTTATCGCTCCCTTCAGTAAATTAGAAATCCCAACAGCGGGAGAATTATCTGCAACCATTTGAATATCTTTGGTGTCTATGTCCGTTGAAGCTTTTAACCTTACCGAAAGAATTCTTCCAATATCAAAATATTCTTTTTCCGTTCCATCTGAAAAGTTGGGCTCGGAAAACATCGCATTAACTGAAAGAAAGTTATCATCTATAACATCCTTGAGTTTATAACTAACACCGCTAGAAATCTGGACTGTCCCGTTTTGATAATTTGTAATGTAGTCGTTTATTTTCATTTAATATGTTTCGTTGTGAAAATTATATCCCTCTGTTTCTTCTTCTTGATTTTTAATTATTCCGCCGTTAAATCCATATCTTATAGCGTCCATAGAATTGCTCCATTCGTGGATTGCGTCATTTGGCTCGTTTATAATTTTTCCGTTTTTATCTATGATGTAGCAGTAGTTGCGGTAGGCTTTAATGGTTTTAACGCTTTTTTGAGTAATGCTTATTTTTTGGTCTTGAACATAATTGATTCCTTGACTGACGCTTCCCTGTCCTTTAACTGCTCCGACTATATTTACCCCATAGCTGGCTATCTCATCTATACTCTTGGGTTCGGCGCTATCTGCGATAACAAGTGTTTGCGGTTCGGGAAGATTCAAAATAAAATCTGCTATTGATTTGTTTGATAGTCCTTTCTGATAAAGTTGCTCGTCAATAATGTATCCTCCGTTATATTCATAAATATCCACTAACACAGTTGGATCAACACTATAGCCAAAGTCCAGTCCTCTTCTGAATAGTTTGGCTTCGTGTGGTATTTCATCTATTATCTGCCAGCCTTTGTAAATTCTATGTTCTAATTCTCCCAGCTGCCCTAGCCCATACACTTGCCACCATTGCTTGTTATCCTTATGGCTTTCAATTTCTTTTTTAGTTGTCTCATCTAAAGCTTCATTGTCTTTATAGGTAAGCGTAATAAAATCAATATCTTCTCTTCTCCCCAGCATCTCGGTATAAAACCAAAATTCCTCTACGGGATTCCAGTCCATCAAGATAATTTTGCGAGTTCTGGTAATAAGCTGGTCAATAATATTATAGGGAATATTATTAGCTTCATTGAGGAATAATACATCTCTTCTTGGGCCGTGAGCTTTTCCAAATTTATCAAAACTTATAAACTCTATAATACTGCCTGTTTCAAATGTGTATTTTGCGGGCTTTGAAATCCATCTTTTTTCGTTAAAATATCCGTGAGCAGTCATTATGTTCTTAAAATCTCTGATTGCTCCCAATTCAAGGTGCGGGACTGATTCAGCTACTACAGTGATTATTTCATTTTCAGAGCTTTGGGCATAATCTATAAGCCAAATGAGAATAGATATTGTTTTGCTTGCCGCCGTGCCTCCTGACACTGCCCTAATCCTCTTCTTGAGATTGAATATCCTCTTGGTTGCTTGAGTGTTTTGATAAACCGCCATAAATTGGTGTTATTGTTTGTCCATTACTTGTTATGTCCGTGTTTTGAGCCGGATTGCCTTCTGCCATTCTCCATTGCATTTCTTTTGGAATGTCTTTTAAGAACCTTAAGCGCTGTTCTTCATCCATTTCCTGTAATCTATCTTTAAGCCATTCCTTAAGTGTTTTTCCTTTTGGTCTGCCTTTACGATTTATGCGTGGGTCTCCTTTTACAAAAGGTTTCCCGCCTCTGTTTTTTCTCTGTTTATCTGGCATTTTTTTAAATCCACCAGGTATT